TTTCTAATAATTATTCTCATCTTAGTATTCAGACCATTGAGCTCGTCAGTGGTTAACTCCCTGAAACGCTTTCCTGCTATACGTGGGTCTTTACAAAAAGCGTCGACGCGGTTCCAGTTTGTCGTATCTATTCCGTAGAGTTGCATCTGATGTAGCACACCGCTACGAGCTTTTCGTAGCTGATCATGTAACCTGCGTCTTTGGTCGTCATACCCTGTAATATCCTCCATCAGCCTACACATAGAATCATACTCTCTTACTGACATCTCGCGCAGATGTACTGTCCTACCATTCGTATATTGTTCTACCAGCGTCTCTTTGTCCGCCCACGGCATTTTCTTCAGCAAGGTGTAAAACCGCGCGTAATTAAATCCTTTTTTCATAATTCCTATTTTAGATCCGCATTGAGGAAGAAATCAACTGGCAGCGACATGAGTTTAATATCCTTTTTTACCTGCTCTGGATCAATATTGTATTTTTCGAAATTTATCTGAGGTTTGAGAAACTCCCAACATTTCTTTTTGATTTCCGAAAGAGTATATGCTTCTTTTCTATAAACAAAAAGTCCCTCCAATAATATCTTATTAAATCCTTCCGGTTTAATGATGATAGTAACACGATAATATCGTGGCCCAATATTTACTTTTCCCATAACTTCTCCTCCTTCCAGTCTTTATAAGCGCTACGTGCATTAGCTACAACCTCGGCCACGCTGCCCTTGAAGATGTCGATGTCAAACAGTGGTTTGCCGTATACACAGATGTACAGCTTGCCGTTAAATTCCATTACCTGCACAACTTCACGTGCCTCTGCATCAAGTTGTACCTGACGCCTGTTTTCAATTCTGTCAGCACGATTTTCGTGCCACACCTGTAATCGCTTTTTAAGTTCGTCTAAAATTGTAATCATAATTTTTATTTTTTAATGTAGTAGGTTTGTATTATCTTTCCGTTTCGCTTAATAAGCAGTTGGGGCTGACCGATAGACTTGACTCTGAAAATAATTTTTCTGTTCATGTTTTTTACTTTAATAATTCATTACTATTCTTTCTCCGACTTTGTGTTTTGTATATGTAAGGCTATCAACGCTAAATTCCCGTACACAGCGCTTATTTGCAACATAGAATTTCCATGCAGACGGTATATATTCAGACTCATGTCTTCTTGGGTAAACAACAGGTACAGGTACATACACATACGCCTCCTGTACGGTTTTTACGTGCTCATCATCCATGTGCCCAGGAATATATTCTTTGCATACTAAAAAACCTTTGAAAGGCTTAGGGCTACAGCTTACTAAAATTGCTAATAAGCTGGTTGAAATAAAAAGAATCTTCTGCATACGCTTTGCTCCATTAATCATAATAAAATCTCTATACTTAGTATTATAACATTCGTGAATTGGCTTTTTGTCAAAGTGGACATAGCTTCCATATCTCCACACGCCAGCGCCTTTTCCCCTAAATAATATTTCTCTTTCATTTTTTCACTTTCTCTGGGCTTGCCACTCAACTTTTATCACTGCATCAAGCTTACCGCTGCCTTTACATATTGGGCATTCCTTTTTGTATCGATCGTGATACTCGTCCTCTTGCCAGTGATAACCATTGCCCTGGCAGTACGGACATTTGTGACCTTGGCTCTTTATGACTTCTGTCATTCTACCACCTTGGCTAAGTCGCCCTGGTGCAATTTCTATTGTTCGTCTTTCTTTACTCATATACTTTATTGTATTTCTAATTGGACTCTAAAATGATACTCTCTACAGAGCCTTTTTACCTGTACGACATCGAACGGCTGCCCATCATAGGCAAAAAAGATAGTGCGTTCACGTGTTTTTACCCTTACTCCTTTCTTTCGTAGCCTATACAACAGGTTATCTCGCTTGTTTGCCATAGCTATTATTCTTTAGTTTCACCCCAATATAAATTAGCTCGCTCCTCCCATATGGTATAATATCCCTTGCTTCCAAAGTATCGCCCTTTACTGATGGCACGAAATCCACTTACAAATATCTTTAGGCTCGCATCATACATCACGCTCACGGCTGTGCGCCCAGCGGGCTTATTGCCATCGGCCTGACTGACGAAGATGAGCAGTTTGTTGGCGTGGCGCTCTTTAAAAGCCTCGTAGTCCCTGAAGCTCATTTTGGTGTACTGAAAACTGTCGATGACCACGATGTCGGGACTTTTATGCTTGCCCAAGCGCGTTGAGAGCTGTTCCATATTTTCACGATCAAGCAACACAAATCGCCTTGCTACATCTTGCATGCCTGCCGTCATAAAAGCATTTTTCATAGTCAGCGACGCTCCTTCTTCAAGACTGTCGTAGGCAACACGACCAAAGCGCGATAGTTCTTTACAGAGTTGCAACAGAAAGCTTGTCTTGCCGTTACCACTGTTGCCCCACACAAACCACACACCATTCTTCTCAGGACACCCGAAAGCTTCTTCCCACGCACCTTCAAAGGGATAAGTCTCCTTTTTCATGCGCAGAACGTCGCTTACACTTAGAGCTCTGCGCAGCACGGGGTGATCTCTTTTCCACAGAGCCTTTTCAAGCGTCTTAATCTTTTCGTGTAGTTCTGCATTAGTAGCCGTCAACTCTGCGATCACCTGAGCTGCATCCTTTACTACATTCGTCATTATTTCGAGGTTTGAGAGTTGTTTGATTGTTGTTTAAACGCTGGCTGAGCAGCAATAAGCTTGGCTCTGTGGATACTTTTCTTTACGCGGCGCAGGTCGAACTCAAACTCCTCCGAATCTTTCACAACTTCTGATATGCGTGCCTTGTCTGTTACCCCATTCGCGACACAAACGGCATAGACATCGTGAGTGCCTGTACGCTCCAGCTCAAAGAACTTGCGGCCGATACGTGAATGTATCTCGTTATAACCACACTTGTTGTAGCGTAGTCCCATGCTCATACGACGCTTGATATAGCTTGTAGAGAAGAAGACGATACCGCACTTATCCTCTAATCTGTTATACAAGTCTATGAAGTAGTGGAATACGCGCTCTGGCAACTTGTCTGCCTCGTCGAAAAGCAACAGCGGTGCTTCCATTTGGATAAGATCATCAATAATTCTGTCGAGCAGCTCTCTGATGCTGTAACCTTCTGTCTTCTGACCGATACGACGTGCAATCTCACGAATGAAGTCGCTTTTCTTCATATCTTCAGAGCAGAGAATATAGAACACCTCGTTGTGCTCGCTGGTATAAAGCTTCGCTGTGGTTGTCTTTCCACACCCTGCTTCTCCCACGATCCATGTGACATTCTTCACGGCTTGAGCGTCTTTCATGACGAGTGTCATTTCCAGAAAGGCTTTTGTCTCGACCACCTGCCAGTCCACGCCTGCACTTGTGCCTAACTGTGATGCAAGGTTGCGCCACATATCATCACTGATATTCTCCCACTTACCCTGCAAGATGCTGCTCACGGTTGCACTACTTGTTCCTGTAAGGCTCTGTGCTGCCTTGTTCTGACTTGGATACTTGCTTACGTATAGTCTCAAGCACTCTTGTATCTGTCCTTTCTCATTCTTTGTCAGTTTCATAATATTGTTTTTTAATGTTTTATTTTCTTGTTAAAGTTTTCCAGCCACAGAAACCATGTCAACCACTGCCGTCTCGACCGCTGACCAATCGTCAAGGCTCACTTGCTTCGTCTTCCTCCCAATCTTATACTCTTCTGGCGACTTGCTATAGACGCCTATGCGACGTTCTATCTGTCTGCGCTCGGCTGCGGTCATACCCTTTGGCTTTGGACTTCGCAGGCCGTGTTGCTCTGGCAGCATGCCATGAGCCTTTTCAATCTCACGTCCAGCAACCGTACGCTCAATGCGGTCAGTGGTATTAGATGCCTGTTCTTGTCTGATGAATGCAGCTTCGCCTTCTGTCTGCTCTTGTATGGCACGATGTATCACAACGTAAGGCTCTGCTACTCGTTCAAACCTCAGACTGCCGTCAGCTTCCTTCTTATAGAGCCGGATACTCCCGAAGTCGTAAGGATCATACTTGACAACGAATCGCTCGTAAGTGTGCTGCCTGCGCCACTCATGATCTGGCATGCCTGGCTGGCTCATCACCTCGTATTGTCGCTTCTCCTTCTTAATCGTTACGCTTATGCCCTGATCGGTAAAGGTACTCATACGCTTAGCTGTCACCCAGAACATATCCACCATATCGTGTGCCGTAACCTGCTGTGTTTCCTCATTCACGCTGTTATCGTAAGCTTCCTGACGACTCTTGCCGAATGCTGGGTGTTGCATCTCGTTCCATTCTTTAGTAGCCTTTGTGTAAGCATCCTTTAGTTCCTCGAGTGTATAAAGTGAGTCCTTATTTTCCTCAATAAATTCAAGGTTCGGACGGCTCGACATCTTCTTTGC